TTAAAATTCATACCATTTCTTTTTTCTTGGCTTGGGAGGTTCTTTATAATAAACGTCTAAAAACATTTGATTTTGAACTTTTAATTGTCTCATTACTGCAATGTTCCCGCCCATTTTCTTCGTTTCTTTTTTTATGATATTTTCAATTTCTTCTTTTGTTGAATTTTGGGGAATCTGGACACCAAAATCAAAACCAATAGGAAGTAATCCTAAATAATGGATAGAGGACTTATCAAGAAGTATAGCATGTATCTCAACCTCTCCAATGGAACGAGGAACGTCTAATAAGGGTTCTTGTAATTTCTCTTTATATACAGAATCGGCAATATGGAACCCATCATTAAGACCATTACTATAAGCCTTTGTAAGATCTATTTTGTGATCTGGGATAATAGAATAATTAAGAACAATATAAAATGATACAAAAACAGAAAAGGCTCCGGTAAGTAATCCAATCAATAAATGTTTCAGTTTGTCTGAGATTTTAATTTTAACTTCTATATCTTCGTTTGAGGATTCCATAAAATTGTTTGTTATTTATAGCTACTTATACACTTTATATCAATATCTATACTTTCTACATTCTCCTCGACAATCTCACCAATTTTATCTATACAATTTATTCTATAACGTTCATTCTCTTTCATTCCTCGAATTTCATAATATTTACTTTGTCCAAAAATTCTAATATGTGAACCGTCATAACTATACAAAGTAAATACTTCTCTATTTTCTTTATTCATAGGAACGTATATTTTCACTGGTTCATACTCCATAGAACTATAAAGAGTATATGCCTTATCTGCATTGAAAAAATATAACGTTAGATCATAATAGTTAGATGGATAGAACCACAATTCATAATATTTTTCTTTTTCGGGTTCTTTGGGTTCGTTTTCTTTGGTATTATTGCAAGACAATAACAATAGAGGTAAAAGGAATAAAACTATTTTTTTCATAACGGTTATTTTTTGTTGGTTAGTAATTCAATCATTTTTTCTTGTGAATCAATAATTTTTTCAAGGTCTTTTATACGTTGTTTTAGGGCCTTTACTTCGGGAGATGTAAAAACGATTCGATTGCCATTTCCTATACCTCCTATGTGGTTTTGATTACCCGATACTGTTACAGAACTGGCATCGTCAAAAAAAGAGGACGGAGAAACACCTAACAACTCGCAAATTTTTTCATAAACAGAAATAGTCATAGTACCTCTTTGAATAGATTGATGGAAACCTGTCTCTGACATTCCTACTTTTGAGGCGCACTCTCTAATCGTTAAATTGCTTCCTTTTATTGCATTTTTTAAATTGTTGTAATCCATACATTTATAAGTTTATGTATACGAAATAACGTAATTTAACTTACGAAATATCGAAAACAATTACTAAATATCTGCATTTGTCGTGTGTAATCCTACACAAAATAAGTAAAACAACACAAAACAAACAAAAAAAGATATGAAAAAGACGACAGACACAACGAACAACGACAGGCTGTTAGCGTGGCTTTCGACAATCCCGGTCGGCATACTCCCGGAAATCCGGGAACAGATCATGCGGGACTGCGGAATAACGCGCTACGTGCTCTCTTATTGGCTGAGTGGACGCACGAAGATTCCTTATCTCGCCATGCAGAAAATAGAGGAAATCGCCGGTAAAAGAATATTCGAATACTAACCATAAAAATAAAAGAATATGAAACAAGCAGGATTTTATATGATTTATGTAGAGGGAGGAAACAGCCCCACATACAAGCACGATTCATTCGAAAGTGCATCGAAAGAGGCTTATCGTTTGGCCGGAACAACCGGTAAAGAGGTTTTTATTCTTTCTACCGTCGCTTCATGCAAAAAAGAGATCATAATCATAGGGGCCTGTAAGCCGGAAGATGATAATCTACCCTTTTAAACAAACAAATTACTAACCCATAAATTATTAAACGTATGAGAAAAAATTATGTAGGCAAACCTTTTACAAGGAGCGCGAAAGAACAGGAAGAAGATGCGAAAAGAATAATTCTTGACGATCTGAAAGATGCGATAGAGGATTTAAAAATCGAATACCCCAATCAAAGAGGTTATTTAGAATCTGTATTAAGAGAAGGAGAATTGATTGCGTCTAAAATTGTAAGAGCAGAAAGAAAGACAGTAAACGAAATTATCGATAATCGGGAGCACGGATTAAACCGCTTAAATGATGATATGCTAAAACTGAATATAAACGGTTATTTATTCAACAATGAAGATAAGTTCAAGGAAGAGATTATTAGGCATATAGCATTTAATGACACCCGAAGTGATTTTATAAAATATCCGATGAGAGAAATCGCTATAAAATACTTTTATATGCCGGTATTAAAAGACGAAGCAAGGCGTAGGGGTATCAAGCCGGATAGTAGAGTCGGACAGGCTCGCAAATCAAAAAGATCTCACCGGTTGAGAGGCTTCCATGATGAATGGTATGTGGTGATCGAGAAGAATCTACCAAGAAGGACAAGCCGAATGATCGATTACGACTACGGGGAAGAAAATATGTACGACAATGTTGTCATGAAGATCTTAGACTGGGCCTATGATAACAACGACAAAGCCCTTATTAAGTCGTTGAACAATTTAAAAAACTCAAAAGATTTTGTGAAGCGAACCGGTTCTAAAATACCGTATGGATACTCGACGGACATATACGGCGATAAAGAATGGGAGATACTCGAAGTGTCGAAGGAGAATTTCGAAGAGCTGGGAGAGGAATACCCAGACATCTACGACCGATTTAAAGATGATTTTGACGAAGAAGATATAGATTATTAACCCCTTAACTGTCTGACACTATTATATGGAACCATCGAAATTATACAGAGGTAGAGATGCCGCGGGAATCTGGCATTACGGATATTTCGTCGAACAATGGATTTACGGCATAGAAAAGAAATACGTACAGGTAGACGTCGCCACCGTTGGGAAAGCCATCGATGTGGAAGATAAAACAGGAACCCCCATCTACACCGGCGACACTTTCGAATACAAGGGATATAAATTCGTAGTCGAGTACGATAAAGACGGAGCCGGGTATGTCGGCAAAGGAATCGACAACCCCACTTACCAGATATCCGGCTATGACTTGAAGCGAATGATCATCACCGGAAACATTCACGATTAAAGTTCTTAAAAATGGAAAAGGCACAAGCTATAATGGAATTGATCCTATTAGGATCTATGCTAATATATGTATTGCTACTCATTATAGCACTATTTATATTGATATACAAAATTTTAAAGGATAAATAAACCACTGACATTATGGAAACGAAGAACGAACAAAATATAAGAGATATATTAGAATCTTTTGTAAATACAATAAAAAAAGATAAGGACGTTAAATCGGCTCTTGTTTTGATAGAAACAAAATATGATCGGATTATACAAGTAAAAGGGGAAGAGGAAGATCTCGCTATTTCGTTATATAAACTTTGTAAAGCAGTTCCAAAAACCAGACCTATATTGCAAGTCGCATTGTTAGTATTGGAGAAAGAGGAACAGGCAACAGCAACCGATGAAGCGAATTAAAGCACTATTTATCCTTCTTTTCCTCGCCTCCTGCATACCGAAGGAAATACCGGAAGAACCGCCTTTGCCGGACAACGAACGTCCGGGAATGAACATCACCATAGACACGACCGAAATTGTCGTTAAAAACGATACCATTCTGTTATGACACGATTAGAAGAATATCTCAATACCCGTTTGGAGAATATCGGGCTCTCTGCCACTGAAAACAAACGAACCCTATACTACTCCGGTCAACCGAAAGAAATACCCGTTATCGGGCTGAACGAGCGCAAACAGGCCATTACATTACCCTATTGCGATCCGAACGGAGAAGTCGCCACTTATGAATACGAAGGCCGGCAAATCCCATTTGAAAGGCTCCGGTACATGGAACCGCAGGAGTACGAGGATAAAGACGGGAAGAAAAAGACAATGCGGTACAGCCAGCCGCCGAAAACCGGTGTATATACCTACATGACGCCCGGCATAGTCAGGAGATACCGGTTAGCCGAGAAAATAAAGACACTGTTTATCGTCGAGGGCGAAATCAAAGCCCTTTCCGGCGATGTGCTGGGGCTCCCCATGATAGGGATCGGCGGTATTCAAAACATCAAGGATAAGGAGAACAACACGATCGACGACTACATACGAATGATTATCGATCGCTGCAAGCCCGACAACGTGGCGCTGCTTTTCGACGCCGACCTGCTCGATGTGAAATATTCCGAGGATAAAGATCTGGCTACCCGCCTGCAAAACTTTTGTTCCGCCGTCATAAACTTTATGGAGTATATGAAGCCCTTCGATGTCGATTTGTATTTCTCCCATATAGCCACCAAATACAGCGAATCGGCGAAAGGGTTGGACGATTTGATCGCCACGCTGAAACCCAAGAAGAAAACAAAGCTGGTCGAGGAACTGAACGACTTGATTACAGGGAGAAAGGATTTCATTAACTGCATGGCTCTTTCGCCCGGTATCAAATACAAGCTCGAAAAATACTTCTTCCTCGACAACGTGGCAAATTTTTACGAGAATTACAAAGCCATATTGGAGGATAGGATATTTAAGTGGAAAGGAGCCTCTTATTACTTCGACGGTAGCAAGGTAGTTCGGGATAATCTCACCAAAGCCAAGATGTTTATCAAGGTGGCCGACCAGTATTACCGAAAATGTATCGTATTCGATGAAGACAGGGACGAAGAGAGAAAACGCCCCATCACAAAATTGATCAGATATAACGAAGGGGCTGTGAAACAAGAGGTAAAGGACATATCACTTATACCCCGTTACCAGATGTTTTACAACGATCCCGACAACACCAGCGGGTACAAGCGTATAAAAACGGACACATACGAAGGCATAGAGACGACAAGGTACAACCTCTATAATCCGGTATTCCACAGTATAAGACCGGGTAGCTGGAAAACGATAGAATCCTTTTTGCGGCATATCTTTTCCGATACCAATTTAGAGGGGGAAACGATGTATGAGTTCGGATTAGACTACATACAACACACCTTTTTCGAGCCTAAGAAAAAGATGCCGGTTCTCTGCTTTGTATCTAAGGAAAGAAATACGGGCAAATCTACCTTCTTGTACTTCATGCGGGAAATCTTCCAAGAGAATGTTATCGTCGTTGATTCCGACCGCCTGAACAGCCAGTTCACCAGTTCGTACGCCGGTAAATTGATAGTCGGTGTAGAAGAAGCCTTTGTAGGCGAAAAAAGAACGGATATCAAGGAAAAGATAAAGAATTGGGCGACCAATCCCAAGATGTTGACGGAGCAGAAAGGGAAAGACGCCAGCGAGATAGAAAACTACATGCACATCATCGTATGCTCGAACAACGAAACGAACTTCATGCAGATAGACGAAGGCGAGAATCGCTATGCCGTCCTGAAAGTAAGCCCTCTTGAAAAAGACGATCCGGAAATCATGGAGAAGATGAGAAAGGAAATCGGGGCATTCCTGTACTACCTTTCAAATCGGAAATATTATTATAATTATAAAAAGTCGAGAATGGGATTCAAGCCGGAAGTATATATGACGGAAAGTTTGATCCGAGTACAGGAGCGCACGGAAAACAAAGCCGTTAAAGAGATCAAGGACTTTATCCGGCAGAGCTTCATCGATTACGGAACCGTTGAATTATATTATTCTCCGAAAGATCTGGCGATAGAAATCAACCAAGTGGGAGGATTCACCATATCGAAATCGACGATCATAGATTTTCTGAAATACGATTTGAACATCAATCCGGAACCCATGATGCGGTATGACTACTATGTGATGAAAGCGGATCCCAATACAGGGACGATAAGACCGGAAAAGGGAGGAACCAAGACCGGAAGGCCCTATAAATTTATACGGAAGGATTTTATAAAGGAGGAATAAAAAATGAACGAAAAAACAATTGAAAAGAGTTTCGATGAGTACATGAAAAAGAATTATACAGAAAATTATCTGTCTAATTACAAAAGAGAAGTCATCGACAACCAACGTTGCGATTTCGCAAACGGCGTGGAATACTATCTGAAAAACACATGGCATGATAAGAGCGAAATTCCGGAATATGGGAAAGAATGTCTTGTGTTTTTGAACGATCCGATGAGAGAAGGTTGGCATATCGGGAGAATAGAAAAACAGGGGAAGAATGTAGGTAAATGGAATATTTACGGATATTTTACACCGGCATCACATAACAGTATTCTCTATTGGGCATACATAGAAGATTTATTAACCACTAAACAGGAGGAATAAAAAAGAAAGAAACAATGAAAACCATTCAATCACAAACGATAATTATTACAGATAACAATCAAACAGCAAAAGCGTATATTGATTTCTGCGACAAAAGTTTATATGTTTCTGTTGTAAGCAATAATAAACAGTTCGATTTCGGACTTGATGAAAACTTCTTGAAGATGCTCGCTTACGGATATAAATTAAACTGTGAAAAGTACGATAATGAGAAAGGAGATAAGCCATGAAAGAAAAGGAAAAAATCGACTGGTTAAAATCACATTGTTTTTCTGAGTTTGCCAGTATGTACGGAAAAGTGTTCGATGATTTGTCCGAGACTCAACCTATATTTTGCGTTTGTGGAAAACTGGCAACCGGTATACATGAACGAACCTGTAAAAAATTCAACAACAAAGTAGAAAGAGAAGTTCTTAGAAGACTCGCACACTTATTACCCTATTACTTAACACGTAAAAAATTGAGATATGGAAGTAAACGAAATCATGGAAGCGGTACGAAGGATGCGGACCTACCAGAAGAAAGCCGCCGGTAAAAGAAATGATTACCAGTTTCAAGATGATCGACGACAGGCCGAGAAGGAAGTAGACCGTTTAATCAAAGAATGGGAGGATCAAGAATTTCATAAACGACAAACACAATTATTCTAATCTTTCAAGGTCCCAATTTGTGACCTTAAAAAAACGATTGGATATCACAATTTGTGATTTCAAATCGTTTAAAACTGTTTTAATTGTCTGACTCATTCTTCCGGGGGAGTGTAGAACCCGATTCTCGCACGGGATTTCTCACGCTCCCTGCTTTTATTGGATTGCAGTTCGGCGAGAGTTTCGTTAATGAGTTCAAGCTGCATGCGGGTATCTTCGTTAACATCGTTGTAGTCGGCAAATACTTCCTCGATATATTCTTTGAGTTCTTTTACTTCTTGTTGCAACTTTGTTATTTTATCCGTCGGAGGGTTTAATACTATCTGCCTAATGGCTATAAACGCTCTTATTATCTGTATATTTATTTCTATTGCAATATCACTATTTAATACCGCCGAAAGTTGTGCTACCCCATGCTCGGTAAAAGCGAAAGGCATATATCGAGTTCCACCCCTACCGTTTGAGGTCGAAATTTGCGACCTCAAAGCGGAATACTCATCTTTTGAAAGTTCAAACATGAAATCAGAAGGAAATCGTTTTATATTGCGTCGTACTGCCTCTTTTAACCGTTTGGTCTCTGTACCATACATTTCCGCAAGGTCGAAGTCAAGCATCACACGTTGCCCTCTTATCTCGTATATCTTGCTTTGAATCAGTTCAAGGTCTCCCATAAAATACAACTAATAATGTCAGTTTTCGAATGCAAATATAATCAATATAAAACACATAAAATCAATTATTCTAACCCATAATAAATTAGAAAAGATGAAACATGTATTTTTTTGCCTCGCGCTGCTGGTGGCAGTGGCAGGCTGTAAGAGCAAACAGAAGTTAGTCAAGTCCGAGTTTATCGAGAAACAGACCATCGACACGATACAAGTACCGGCCGAGCGCTCCACGCTTACCGGTACTTTGTCGTATATACCCGGAACAGGAATTGTATTTACCGGAATAGACCAGAAACAAACAGCGGGGATCGAGACCTCTGTCTCCATCAGCGGCGACACGCTGAAAGTGGAAACACGGACACAGGAGAAAAATATCCCTGTCGTCACCGCCTCGACTACCGTAGAAAACAAATATGTGGAGGAAAAAGAAAACAACGTATTTAAAAAGATCATGGAAGCAATAGGATTAGTAATCGTGCTTTTTCTTATCATTCTGCTAATTCGTATCAGTCCGAGAAAAGGATAAAAAAAATTTTTGACTGAAACTTTGTTACATTTGTTACATTTGTTACAAAATAGAGATAATAATATGATAATAAAGATATTATATAATAAAAAAGTTGTAACAAATCTTGTAACAAAATCGGAAATTGTAACAAATCGATTTTTGCGTTCCCGGATTGTAACAAATTTTTGTTACGATAAAATCTCTTGTAAAAAAGTTTGTTACACCGTGAAACGCTTTACACATCGTCTTTTTGAAAGATTTCACCCATCATGTAACAAATGTAACAGGATTTTCGCGCAAGTCACGGGATTTTTTTTGGACAAAAAGAGAATATAACGATAAAAACACAAAAGATTTTCAATAGATTACATTGTTTTTCTCAATAAATTCATTAAATTTGAAAAATCGTAATGGCTTTATTATTAGTCATTTAAAAATTAAGTTGATTTTTGCAACCATTTTCGGACATAAATAAAACATTAAAAAAACAAATATCCATGCAAATCGATATTGTGACGAACAAAGAGATAGCGCGTCGGTTGAAGATCAGCGAGAGCAAAGCGTGCCGGTTGGTACGTCTGTATCGCGATGCGCATTCTTTGCCCAAATATTCGCCTGTCGAATGGGTAAAGTTCTGCGATTTTCTCGGTTTGGAAGTTAAACCGAGTTAAAAGACGGTCAAAAATTTCATAAATTGCAATTCTTGCAGCCTCCGGTAAGAAGATACCTATATTCGTTCCGCATGATAATGACGAACGAATAATGAGTGCTCTAAAATGGCTTATCGGAGGAGCTGCCCTTCTTTATTTATATAACAAGTTTTCCACGGCAACGGCATTGATGAAAACGAACATCGAAGTCGTGGGATTCCGTTTTTTCTCTATCAAGTGGGATTATACCACGGTAGATATAGATTTCCAACTGCAAAATCTTTCGCAGAACAGGGTAGTATTGAACGGCATACAGTTTAGCCTGTATTTGAACGGTACGTTCGTCGGATCGTCGAGCCAAAGCCTCAATAATGTAGTTTTGGAATCTTACCAGACTGTGAAGGTCCGGGCGCGGGTAAGCCTGAAAACCTCTAAACTGCTTAGCCTCCTGAATGCTTATTTAGCCACGAACGCCAGCAAATACCACATCGATGTTTCGATAAACGGACGGCTCGGAGCCAACGGAACCAGCTACCAGTTTACCCCTTCTTTCTACGTGCGTATTCCTTCGCTGGTTTCTCTTGTGGAAATGATTAAGAACCTGTTTTCGAGCGGCGACAAAGTTACCGATGTCGCCCATGACAAAGACGCGGAAGTAACCGAAATAACCTCTACTACGGAATGATCGCACAAGCAGAACATAAAGACACGATAATCAATCGTCAAGGAAAAACGAAGGATATCATGCAGGCAGTCGTCGATTGCTACAACTCCGACTATTCCCAAGTTCAGGAGCTGGCCGATAACCTTCCGGGAAATGATACCCTTTCCCGTTGCCGGGCTGTTTTCGATTTCGTCGATAAAAACATCAAATATCAGATCGACCCTTTGCAAAAGCAATGGATCAGAACCCCGGCGAGGTTATGGAGCGATGGCGAGGGGGATTGCAAGAGCTTTTCGATCTTCATTTGCTCGTGCCTCCGGTGCATGGGTATTCCTCACTTGTTCCGGTTCGCCGCTTATGAAGGCAACAGCGATCCTACGCACGTCTATGCGGTAGCCATCGACGAAAGCGGAAAGGAGATTATCGTCGATCCCGTCTATCGGGACGAAAACGGAAAAGCCGTCTTTAACAAAGAATGTCCATATACAAAAAAAATAGATATGAAAGGAACCACAGAAATAAGCCGGTTATCCGGTCCCGGAATCGGTTATTTTACCGAAACCGAAATGATCGAGATACAGGGCAAGGAATATTTGCCCCGTGTGGAGCAAGATTTTTTAATCAACCTGAATGCGTTGAATACCTTGTATAAGGGAGCCGTCACAGCGAAAGACGAAGCATTTGCCAACCGTATAGAGAACCTTATGGACGTGGCGACGGTGGCTATCATGCTGTACGAAAATGCGGATAACGGAATAGTAGATGCGGAGAAAGGCATCTCCTGCCTCCGGGTAATGTACGACGAAGGGGCCTTTAACCAGCCTGTCGGGACGACCAACGATCAACGTTCACAAATGATGAACATTATCCTCGGAGCGGTTATCCAGCAATCGCCCTCTGTCACGGCTAACGAGGACGATATCGATTACCTGCTCGAAGCTACCGGTATCAGTACGCCGGGATTCGACGCTACAAAATACCTCGGATCCGATGTAGCCGTAGGTAAAACTTCGTATCGTCAGATGCGTTCGTCGGCTTTATCCGGTACTTCAATAACGCAAGATCAAATCAATAGCATTCAAAAGACTCTCGAAGAATCTGCGGAATACTTTATGTATTCATTTATCCCAGAATCGAAGATAGGAGAATACCCAGCTATTGTCGGAGAGAAGCGAACTTATTATAAATCGGTATATCAAGATATTAAAAAATCAGGAGCCATGCCAGAATCTGAATGTCTCCGAATTATCAATAATGCGATTGCTTCTCGCTATAATGGTATATCCGGTGAATTATTCCTATATAAAGTTAAGACCGGGGAGATACCTGTTATTTCTGGCTGGATCGCCGTTGTTAGTACAATTCTTGCCGCTCTTGCAGCAATAGCAAAAGTCTTTAATGTCATATTCGGTGACAGCGAGGAAGAAACAAATGAAAAATTTAAAATCAATGCACCTTCCACGACAGATGGATTTGCCGGTATTGTCTCCGATGCAGACGACATTATCATTCCAGATACAGGAAGCGGAAGCACCGACAATCCTCTATTCGATTACAGCCAGCCAACCGGAACAGTAGCCAGCTCGAATCTTCTCGGTATTCTACTGGTAGGCGGCGTATTGATGGCTTTGATATTCGGCGGAAGCGGAGACAAGAAAAAGAAGAAAAAATAACTTTTATAAACCCTCTAAAAAATAAAGAAAATGGCAAAATTAAAAAAGTACCCCAAACAACCGAAGATGAAAAGCTCGGTAGAGGTTTGGAAACGCTACGAAGAACGTTGTCGTGAAGTGGACCGCTACAACAACGAACTCAAACGTAAGGAAGCGGAGAAGAAACGTATCATCGACAAAGTGCGTAAAATGAAGTAAGTAATTAACAGGTAAAAAAGATTGTTTTATGAAAAAGAAAACGAAAACGGACAGAATCGTTAAAACTGTCCTCGGTGGAGCCGCAGGCGGCGCCATCTGTCAGGTGGTGAAAGGGACCATCATGAAAGGAAAGAGTTCTTTATATACCGATTTGGGCTCTATCGCCATCGGTGCGATCCTTCCTTCCCTTGTGAAGATGGACGGTATCGGCGAATTGGGCGCTGGCATGATCGGAGCGGGAGCCGCAGGCGTGATCGCAAGCTCGGTTCCTTCGTTGTCCGGTTTAAACTTAGCACTTAGTGGAAATCAGACGAATTACCGTCAAAGATTGATTTCCGGTCCACGCTCTCAAAAAAAAAGCTCCCCAATGAGCTAAAAAAGTCAATTAAAATCAGTGTTCCATTATCTTAATTAGAAAAAAAATGAATCAACAAATAGTACCTTTTCTGAGAAAATATTTCTTGGAAATTTCAGGGGAATCGCTCAAATACGGACCTTTGTATACCCCTCAATCTTCTTTTCTCCGAATTGACAAAGTTTTGGTAAATAGTCAGGGACGCGTTGTGTTCGACCCTCAAAAAAGCAATAAGGAAGAAGGCGTTTATGAACGTCTATTGCTGAGAAACGATATCTTTATTGCCGTAGGTATGAACCTTGCCTATTATTATGCCCCAACGGCTAAACCGGGAGCCGGGTTTACCGCAAACTCCTTGCAGGATTTAAAAACCGGATTAACGGCATTCGGTAGCAATCTCGCAGATAAAGTAACCGTAGATCTTGAAGCCGTATACAATGGCTCTTTGTCTTTGACGACAGGAACCGTCGTGACGTTCGAAGGCCTTCCGGCTTGCAAGATGAAACAAAAGCACCAAGCCGACACGAATACCATCACGAGCGACCCCTCTGAAAATATGCTCTATCTTCCTGAACGTGTCGAGATTTCCGGCCGTAGTTCACAGAAATTCGAATTGACGTTCCCGACTTATTCAGGAGCGGTATTCAATCCTCCTGCCACTACGGATCCATCGTTTACCCCAGACGGTGAAATCGGAATGTCGCTTTATCTGGACGGATTCTTAATCAAGAATTTAGCAGAGCAGTTGACTATCAAAGGTAAAGAGTTCTTGTTCAGCGACAAGTAATATTTTCCATAGTGTCAGACAGTTAATTTCCCGGAGAGTAATATTCTCCGGGAAATTCAAAAATCATAGCTCATGAAACCTTTATTTATACATAATATAGATTGTATTCAGTTATTATCCCAACCGGAAGATGTGATATCTTATTTCCCTGTTTCGACTCATCTAAGGGGGAAAAAGATACATACAATGTACCTTAATCTCTATCAAAACGGCTATGATTTATCCGGTAAATATTTACTCGCGCCTTCTCTTGACGCGTTTATATCCCTCTATGATGCCGAGGGGAACTTGTTCATCGATAAATTTCCCTTGATTTATTTTAATCCTACATTCTCATCACAAGTTCCGATTATAGATCGGGAAATCGATTGGGAACGTTCTTTTATATATTGGAATCGTCCCACCGATCCTTCTTATCAAAAAACATTTTGTTTCTTTTTCTCTGTTTTTATCAACGGAGAAAAATTTCCCGTACCGAGTTTAAAGAACCGGTATACCATAACCATTCCGGTAAATTCTTCTTTGCGTGAATTTTCTTTTTATAATAAAATGCAAGCTCTTGCAGGAAAGAAAATAACAGCCGTCTATTCTTCCGAAAAAACGGATTTAGTGGGCGGAATGAATGCGTATCTGTATCTTGTACCGGAAACTCCATCAGACAGATATATCAATTATATACCGATTGCATTCTTAGAGAATGGGAACACCCGACCATTGTCTCCCAATTCCCCTAATCCATTCGGATTTTTACAAAATATATTCCTTGATCCGGTTTGTATCGATTTCAACCGGAGCAAACTTTTTTTCAGAATGAGTCTTTTTCCTTCAACTTCAATAAACTTAACTTTTTGTTATGAAGAATAGTATACAGAATCAGCCATTTACGGGAGCATACAGCATTAAAGTGGATTTAACTCCTTTTCATGCGGGGGACAGAGTGTATTTGCCCGATACTCCTGTTTTACAAGATAAATATATAACTGCCATCGGTGTGTATTGGAATGCATCGGCCGTACAAGACCCAGACGGAGATAATATAGGCGTAAACGATCTGTCGGATATGTATCTCACATTGGTGGGACTGGATAACGTGAACTTTTTCCAAGATATACCGATGGGATATTTCCGACAGAAAAACAGGCAGTTGGATATCAATCGATATATATTCCTGCCGAATTGCTATATTACATTGGGAAATCCTACCGATAAGAATTTTTTGCTTATGACATTCTTCTATACTGACAAAATAGATTGTAATGTATTGCCCGATGCGAAGGAAACCAATATCCAACCTCTCGAAGTGCCTGTGTTCGATTCTCCTTATAACCAATTTTATTTGCCGGATAATAGAATATTGGTAAATAGGAAGATTAGAAATATTTATTCCTCCTATATCGAAACCAAAGCAGGACAGCCCATATCTTCCTCTCCGAGCGGTTATACTTTGGTTGACCCGAAAAATACATTTTTGACGATTATTTATCGGAATGATATTGTAATCTATCGAATGCCTTGTGCATTTCTCCAACAATTCGATTCCAACTTCGAACTGAGGTTCGATAATGTGTCTTATGATCTTCCGAGTTCTTACGTCGAGTTGTCTAAGGACGTCGCGGAGAATGTGGGAAATAAGGCGTGCTATTTTAATTTCGAATACGAATCTTAAAACTGACTGACTATGATACGCGGAAAAGAAAATCTAATCGAATGGGTGAAATCGACGCCGAACGTGAAACAGATACAGATTCGTACCTCTCCCGGCGCTGACGCTTTCCAGTTCCAAAGCGAAGAAGGCGAGAATAAAAAGACGATGGAAGATCGGCTATCCCGAACCCTCGAATATTTGGAGCCGGGAAAATATTACATCGAGATGTCCGACGGAAACTCCCGTAGAAACTGGTATCGGGATTACTTCGTGCTGGAAGATGATGTAACGTCCGTTTCCTCCCTGACGGGAGCGGCGAATATCGGCGGTGTTCCTTCCGATGAAGTGGACCGGAGAATCGCCGCAGCACTTGACGCTCAAAAGAAAGAGTTCCGTATCGCCGAGCTCGAATCGAAGGTAAAAGAGTATGAGGAAGAATTAGAGGAACGGGAAAGCCCTTTGCAGTCAGCGATCGGCCGTGTAGCCCCTTATCTTCCGGCTATTCTCGAAAGGTTCTTCGGGCGTCCGGGCATGCAGGTAGGAGTTGCAGGAACTTCGCAGCCTATCCGGGTCCCAGCTCCGGATCCGAATACCGACGACAACTCCCGGATATTGCGGATCGCCGAACGGCTGGCAGCCATCGAACCCGATTATCTGGATCTGTTGGAAAAACTGTGTGACAAATTGGAAGAAAACCCCGCTCTCTTGGGCATGATTAAACAATTCGCTTGATATGAAATACAATCCTAATTTCTTCAACAAGGGCGTTTTTCCCCGATTTACCGGTGTTTCGGTATATTCGCAACCTTCATATAGTTCGGAGTTGCTTTACACGGTCAACGGGTTTGTCGGTATGTCTGACGGCATGTTTGAAACGGTGGACGGCTGGACTTGGTATCGGCTGGCTGCCATCGATGGCGTTCATGTGTGGGGGTGGGTACGTGAGGATTATGTGGAATTGAAATCGGTTAATCCTGCCGAATACAATACGGCACAAGCCCGGTTAAACTTGATTATCGAGAACGATATGAATAGTTTAACTTACCTCCTTATCGGTGCTGAATATTGCCGTCGGTTAGAGGCAAGAGGCTATAATGTAACATCTTATAAGATAAAGATTCGAAATCTGTATAATGAAATTATAGAGAGAAACGAATATCTAAAAGATAGCGGGTTGGTAGAAAATGTAAAGGAAGGACAAAGTACATTGACACAATTTGCCCCGGCATTGTTATCTATCGTAAATAATACGGCATTTGTCGGAGTGGTAATTTCTACTACGGCATTGGTTACTCTTATTGTCAGCGCCGTAGTTATTTCTGTCGGAGCGACAATTTATTATTTCTCGAATGAAGCCCGATTAGAAGAATCTAAATACACCTATAAGGAGAGCAAAGAATTAACCTCAGTTCTTGAAAATGTAGACCCGGAAATTGCACAATCTATTCGCAACGATATCAGTCGTCAGGTTCAGGAAGCCGAGGCGCAAGGGCATACGAACGGATATTGGAAAGGGGCTTTTAATCTGAACTTCTTTTCTATCCTCAAATATGGAGTCATTGCCGTAGGTACAGTGCTCGCTGTCAAGTGGATTAAAAACAATATTTGATATGTTCTATTCCGATGCAATATATAATTCTGTTTGGTGTGATTTTTTCAACGAGAAAGAATTACAAGCTCTATTAACTTCTGCTAATCCGCCTAAGTTAACCAATCAGAATTTTAAAATAAATACTTGGAATTATTCCGCCGAAAATGTTCCCCATTTGACCGCTGACGATTTAGATCATGAATGGCCGGACAGTACTCCGTTTTGGAAGTATATCGAATCTTCCTATAAGAATGCGGCAAAAGGATTTTCAAAAGAGCTTGTTGGTAAAGATGTAACGCGTCTCTGTTCTTACTTGAATCTCCGGGCTCGTCCTACCACTGAATCTATATCTATATATACCATACATGCGAATCAAATGATTTCGCACATGTACAACCATCAAAAAGGATTTGCATCGGAATGGGACGTACCTTATCAAATACAGCTAACCGGTCAATTTGTCGATATGCCGGACGGACGTTGGCATTATGTATTTATCAAAGATGAATTACGGCTTAATACGTCTCTGTTTTCATGGAGATTTCTTAAACGGGATTTTGTGGAAAATGTATTTATCAAAGAATTTGAGGAAATCTTAGGTCGTAAGCCCACTTCCGAAGAAATAGAAGCACAAAAAAATTCTTCTGTCGGATTTAAATTCGCTTTCGTCCGGGAAGATCTTATCGGAAAACTTATTTATCCCGAATTTTTCGATAGTGAATATTTAAGCCAATTTATCGATTCTTCCGTGTTGGAGGATGCCGGTAACTGGATTGATTATTTATATAAGGAATATCCATATTGGGAAAGAAAAGATGCAATAGAAATAACCTATGACGAATATGGGGCTGAGATCCTTAACATAGATGATCTGGCATTATCTTTACTTCCAAAATCCGATCGAGAAAATATCAAATCTCAAAGACAATCATTGGCTGCCACGTTCTCTCACTATCCGGGATATTGGAAACCAGCCGGGGAAGCGGCTTATCTGGTAAGAAAACAATCCCGTACTCGTGGAGATTGGGCACAAGAAATATTTAAGATAGTAACAGGAAACCCCTATGAATTATTGTCTTATCGGGAACGATTAGATTTTTTTCGAGAACTCTATCCGGGACATCAATATCCGGGATATTATGAATATGAATTTGAATATTACGAGAACGAAGATAAAGGTTATTCTTATCTATACAATTTGTTACCGGCTTATGATTTGAAGCATTTGAAAAATGATAGTTATATAGCTCTTTTCAATGAAGATAACCCTCGTAATCGTGTCAACGCCTACCAAAATGGAGGCGACCCCGATTTTATGAAGGATTGGGCCGACGAAATCAAAGCCGATTTGGATATCGAGAACGGGACTTCGGACCATAACCCCTCTACGGAAGTCGTCGAGAAAAACGTATTGGCCGGGGCCGGTGTATTGGCTCTCGGTCTGTTATTGTTGAAAAATAATATGTAGCGATATGGAACGGAAAGACAGAAAAAAAAGAATCATCATGCCGTCCCGGTACAATGCCGTGCTTCAATCCCCGGAAACCTCGGACGATGGCGCCCTTGACGGTGGCGGATTCGATGACGTGGTAGTCACCGGTCAGGATTTGCGATGGAAAAAATGGGCGGTTGCGATCGGAGCGGTAGCCCTCGTTTGGTTTTTAGTCATTCAGGAAGAATAACAATATAAATAACTATGTATCATGTGGTTCGAAAATAAAGTAACAAGCAATAAGGAAGCATTCTTGCAGAAGGTACGACTAATCTGCGCAAAACTGGGTATAGAGCCCGATTGGCTTATGTTCGTCATGAACTCGGAAAGCGGATTGAATCCGGCGGCTTATAATCCGAATGGCGGCGCATCGGGCCTTATCCAGTTCATGCCGGACACAGCGAAGGGGTTAGGCACGACGACCGAAGCCCTACGGAAGATGTCGAATGTCGCCCAACTCGACTACGTGTATAAGTATTTTTATCCGTATCGGGGAAAGATGAGCTCTTTGTATGATCTATACCTCGTTACCTTCTTCCCCGCCGCTCTCGGTAAACCGGACAGCTATGTGTTGCAAACATCAACACTCCCGGCGAAGGTGATAGCCGACGCAAACCCCGGTATCGATTTGGATCACGACGACCGGATCACAGTAGGTGAATTTAAAAGGTGGATCGATCTAAAAAAAAAAGTATGGGGTTAGAAACCGTATTCAACGTATTTGTCATTGCTGGCTCCATCATTTGCGCCGGTATAATATTGTGGTACATTTTTAAACGAGATAACGATGATTAAGCCGCTAAAAATCATATATAAGAACACGATCCGAACGTCGAACGGGACGATCGAGAACGAGGGCACAAATTCCCCTTCGATTATCATATTCCGCAATCAAGGCACATCGATAGCCTATGTATTGGGAAATGTGAAGATATTCCCCGGCGAATCGTGGCAGTTGAAAAACGATCCCGGAATCGTGATCGAAAACAGCTTTACGGTGACATTCGACACCTCGGTTCCGGGATTGGAGAACAACTTGGCCGTTATTCGCGGATATTATAAAGATTAAAAACATTTCTGTTATGAACGAATATCAACCCTTAGATCTCAATAGGAACCCTATCGGGGTTTTACAGCCCGGCGGGAACATTACGTTAAATGAAAGTGAAAACTTCGAAATTACGGAGTCGGGGATATACCGGATATTTACCGAGTCCGGCACTAACGGCATTGCCGAACTCGAATTTGATATGAACGGAACTATATCTAATGTATATAGTACAGTTGGGACAATAGAATGTTTTTATATTTCGAAAGGTACAATTTTTTATCCTGTATCTGGTTCCTTTCGTGTTACTAAAATGATTTAGCCATGAGTTTAGGAAGATTGGGATTGATACAGGCTGGGCAACCTTCGAAGAAGTGCCCCACATTGGCGGAAATGACAGCCGATGCCACGGCCACGGCTGCCGATATTGTCGTGGGAAAGACGGCGTATGCACGAGGCGAGAAGTTGACGGGCACACTCGTACCCGTTACCAAAATCGACGTGGCGGCGGAGGGGATTAAATTCTCATATTCTACGTTCGAGGAAGTACCGGAGATATTCGACTTTTCGAATGTGACGGATTTGTCATACATTTTTGACACCTGCAAATCTCTAATTTCTTTACCCTCGAACTTAAATTGGGGGAAAATGACTAACGTTGTAGCGGCATTTCGTGGCACAACAAGTCTAAATTATGAAGTAAATATAGAGTCGTTAGATGTGCTGTCATTAGAAGGAATTTTTCAGAGAAGTAATATAGCTAAAATCTTAAATTTATCCGTTCAAAATGCATATACCGCATTTAACGCCTTTGAAAGTTCAAAACTAACGGAAATAGGCAATATCGATTTACCGGATATCGTCACCGCAACATACGCTTTTTCAAATATTCCTATTGTTCATTTCCCGAAGATAAATATTCCGAAAATTGCTAATTGTAGCTTTATATTCTATAATAACCAATCCATGCAATCTCTTGAATACTGGGATTTTTCGAACGTAACAGTAGCAACAAACATGTTCAAGGGGTGCTCGGCTTTGTCGTCGATCGGCGATGTGATCTTCTTACACACCGCTCTATCGCTGGCAGATTCCCCGAATATCGATGAAGATACTTTAAAACTGTTAGGAGGATTTGCCTATGCTGCCGGAGAAAGCGGTGTAGCTCCTTTAAAAACTTTGGGACTACCGGCCGCTACGTTGACATTTAACACGGCTGCACAAACTTTTTTGGAAACGGAAGGTATCATAGCGAAACTGACAGATGAAAATTGGACGGTTAATTTCGCCGATTCGATGTAATGGATAAAAGAACACAATCAAACAAAACCTCATAAAAAACAAATACCCATGAATATAGAAAAAAAAAACTATCAAAAGATTACTCCCGCAACGGAAGGTAATTACCTGACTACCTACCGAGAAGGCGATGATATAAAGACTTACGAGGGTGTCAAAGCGATGTACACGCCGGCAGATTTTGACGCTTCAACCGTAAGGGAGATTACACCGGAGCAACATCTAAGTTATCATGCAGCCAAAGAACAGGCTTTGCAGGAGGAAACAGAACAGGGAAATAATGCTTAATAACATATATATGCAGGAAAGAAATGTAATCTCCGGCATGTTGGCAAGTTGGCTAACCTCGTTCATCGAGTTCGTCGAGCCGGTGAAATGGTTCATCGTGGCTGCTCTCTGTTTGATTATTGCCGATTTCAAATTTGGGATAGAAGCCTCTAAAAAAAGAGGCGAAACCATACGGAAAAGCCGGGCGATCCGACGTACTGTCAATAAGATGATCGACTATATATGTTGGATATTGGTTGCAACCAGTTTCGGAGCTGCATTCGGTCAACCTTTCGGTATTCCCATACTTCCGGCTGTTGTCCTGTTCGTGATCTACGGCTGTGAAATAAATTCCTGCTTCAATAATTATTTCGAATCAAGAGGCAGCAAGTTTCGGATCAATATCTTCAAATGGTTCAAGAACAAGGCCGATATCATCGAGCCGGAAAGAAAGAAAAACGTATAATAGGTTGCATAATAGAATCATACGATATATATTTGCAGTAGGATTACAGATATTTATATAACAATAAATAAGAGCGTGCGAAATCACCTAAAACTACCCTGTGCGAGCGTGATCTCCTTAAACTAAAAGAAACGAAAGTAAGAACGTATTTAACGGAACTACCTGAAACACGAAAATGAAAAAGCCGGTTAATCACCGGCTTTTCTTGTTCGTATTAAAAATCATCATCTTCTTCCATACGTTCCTCGTAGAGTCGATCTTCTTCTTCCTCCTGTAATATAGAGAAGTTCCAGAGCTTTATCAAGACAGCTTCCCGTTCTTCTTCCGTCCCTTTATCGGCAGGGTCTAACCAGTTTATTTGCGTTACTCCCCTCTTGAAGGACTCGAATGTCGAGAAAAAGAAATCCAGCTTATTAGGAATTAAAACAAAACAACGGGGAAAGCCTAAATAAAGCAATCCTACTTGATCGGCGTGATCGAGAATATTGTCACAGTACCAACAGGCGGAATAATCGGTATCGATAATTACATCTTCCATGATTAATATTTATAAGGTTGTTTTATAATTAAAGTCAGATAGATTTTGGAACAAATATAATACAAGTTATGTGTAATATTACACAGGAACAATAATATTTTAAAAAACAGTGTCGAACTTCTGAATAATGGGATTGGCTTGCTCGATGTCGTGCGGCGTATATATATCCGTGATAAGAATAGAGGAATGCCGGGCTTGATCACGGACCGATATGTTATCGATCCGCGCCCGTAACATCGATGTCACTCCGGTATCTTTCAATGAGTAGAATTTGTATGATGCGGGGAAATCGAGGGCTTTTCGAACAAAGCGAATCCAATAGTCCCGGAACTGTTTACTATCTCGGAAATCTTTACCGGGCATAAAACCGTTTGAGAATAGATAATAATTGCCCGGAAAAGAAAACACATTTAGGTCGACTAATAGTTTAAGCACCTTATTCGGCAACGTAATAACGGCATCTTTCCTGTTTTTGGAATTATCGGCATGTAGGCGGAGGGTTCCGTACTTAACCGAGAAGTCATTTATCTTTATCAAACTTATTTCTTTCGGCCGGACGAAACAATAAAATAAAAGATAGCAACCTAACAGATAATGCCGGTTATGGGTATTCAAATAGTCGAGTAGTCGGATAAGATCGTTTTCTTCTATAAGTTTCCGTTCTTTTTTGATACTCCGTTTGGAAATATTATCGATACCATCGGTTAGTTTGTGTTCTGTATATCCATGTTTTAACAGCCACCCCGAAAATACTCGTAACCATGTCAGATAATTATTCCGAGTTTGTGGGCTGTTTTCACGTTCTATATAGATATGGTCGAGGAACTCGGAGATATAAGATTTTGAAAGTTGATAAATGTAAGTGATCGGAGGCTTTTGCGAATCATTGTATTTGAGAAAGTTCCGTAAATACGAAACATACCCTATATAGGTATCTTGTCGAATGATCCCGTCGGAAAAAAGCCTGTCGATGTAGCTCCGGTATCTATTGCATACGTCGGAAAACAAGGATAAACCTTTACTATTTCCGTTTTGGCTTATCCACGGATTCCAGCCGATTCGGAGCTGGTTATGTAGACGGGTAATCAGGTCGGCGGCATACTTGCGCCGCTCTGAAATCTTTTCGATATGATTTAATTTGATTCTTTTTAGCCGTAGCGCTCCGGCCAAAGGATCGAATGCTTTGAATCCGATATACCAGTCATTACCTTTTTTCCCGGTATAAAGTTTTGGAGGCGTATAAGAAATTACCTCCGAAGTCAGAAAATTTTTTTGAACAGACATTTTTTTTTAAGAAGAGATTATTTTTCAAATCTCCCCTTGAATTAAACATCTCCCGTATTTCTCCCGGTCGTATTTAAACGACCAAACCTAACTTATTGAATTACAATAAATTAGGTTAAAATCAGTCGGGGTGACAAGATTCGAACTTGCGACCACACGCCCCCCAGACGCGTACTCTAAACCGGGCTGAGCTACACCCCGCTGAATTGGTAGTGCAAAAGTAGTGGTATTTTCTATACTGACAAAATTTTGAACAACTTTTTTACTCCTGTTTTTCTTCGAAATTTCCTAATTGCTTGCAAGAGAGTCGGTAGGGGTTATAATTTAAATAGGTCGCGGTATAGGTCGAATGCTACGAATATTTCTTCCTTGTCGACGTGACAGTCGATGGCCGGTTTGCCGATGGTTTGTAATAATGTGAAGTTGATGTATCCGGCTTCGTTTTTTTTGTCGTGGGTCATCAACTCGTAGAGTGTTTCGTAGTCCTTACAGGTAATGGGAAATGCTCTGTAATGGCGATAGATGTATGCTGCCAATTCGGAGATTGTTTCGGACGGAAATTTCAGATAACGGTGGGAGAGTAGTAATTCGCATATGAGTCCCCAAGCCACGGCGAATCCGTGAGGTATGGGAGTTTCCCGCTTGTGTGAAAGGCTCTCGAATGCATGGCCGATGGTATGACCTAAATTCAAGGCTTTGCGTATTCCTTTTTCAAAGGGATCTTCGGCGACGATACGTTCTTTGACTTGTATCGATTCTTTGAGCAGAGGCAGAAGTTTTTCCCAATCGGGTATGGACAAGTCGAAATCGAGCAATGAACGGTAGGTGGCCGGATTGTCGATAAGTCCGTGTTTCAACATTTCGGCGTATCCCGACAATAATTCGTTCTGTGGCAGTGTCTGAAAGAATTGTGTAGAGACGATGACCGTATCGGCCGGGCGGAAGGCTCCTATTTCATTTTTCAATCCATTGAAATTTATTCCTGTTTTTCCTCCTACGGCGGCATCTACTGCTCCTAACAGGGTTGTGGGGATATTGATGAAACGGATTCCTCTTTTGAAACAGGCTGCGGCGAAACCTCCCAAGTCGGTGACCATACCTCCTCCCAAGTTGATAAGAAGCGATTTTCTGCTGGCTCCCTTGTGGCTCAGTTCGTTCCATACGTGAACGAGTGTTTGGAGTGTTTTATGGGTGTCGCCGGCTTCGATCGTAATATATTGAGCCTGTGTGGATATGTTTTTCGATATTTCGGGTAGGGCGAATTTTTGGGTATGTGTGTCGCAGAGTATAAAAAGAGTATCGAAAGAAAAGTTTTCGAGCATATTTTTAAGGGTTTCGCCGGGTGTGGCTGTGAATATGATTTTTTGCGACTCCATACAGATGATATTATCGGGTGATTTTTAGCGTGTGTATAAGTTCGTCGACATGATTGGCGAAATCGGGCATGGACGGAAAAATCATATCGGCTCCGGCTTCGATAAGCGCCTGTGCCGGAATGGGGCCTGTGTTGACTGCTATGGTAAATATTTGTGCTGCCGTACCGGAGACTACCCCTAAGGGTGCGTTTTCGATGACAATCGCTTCGTTCGCTTTGACTCCGGCTTTGGAAAGTCCCATTAAATAGGGTTCGGGACTCGGCTTCCCAATCTTTACGTCATATGCCGTCACCTTATATTGCTGTTCGAATACACCGGGATAATCGTGGTCTAACCGATCTAAGAGAGAACCTTGTCCCGAACCTGTGACCAGTACAGGGCGTATGCCGTTACCGATGATTCGTTGCAGCATGAGGTCGGCTCCCGGCATGGGGACGATTTTTTCCAACGCGTTGAAATGTTTTTCCTTGATTTTATAAATCTCGGCACACTCGTCATCGGACACCTGTTTCCCGAAATGTTTGTCGAACAAGTATTTAATTGTACTGGCTCCTGTTCGTCCTTCGTATAGATAAAATTCATCTTTGGAACATTTGAATCCCATAGGGGTGAGTGTACGATACCAAGCTTCGACATGATTTTTCATCGAGTCGTAGAGAACTCCGTCCATATCGATAAGCGCGGCCTTAGGAGTAATGCAAGGCACGTTGTGCTGTAAAAGATAGTTTTTAATAGCGATATTTTCCAA